AGATTAAAAAAAGCTGGTTTAACTAAAGGTAATGATGAAATTTTATCTATATACGATACAGAAGAAGAAAGAGCAAGATTATTAAAAGCTTTAAATACAATCGCTTCTAACGAACAAAAATCACCTGGTACTACTAAATGGAATAAGTTATCAGCTAAAGAAATGTTAGGTGATATAGAGCAAGACGATCAATCAATGTATTCTTAAAGTAAAAATACTTTAAATTAAGTGATTATAAAATATGAGTAAAAAGAAATTTAAAGACACAACCGTTGGGCAACTATTATTTGGTGCTGCTTCTGTTATTAATCCTACATTAGGAAATGTACTACAAGGTGTTACATCACCAAGAGAAGCTATTGAGGCTATAACTAAATCAGACGCACCTGCGGATGATAAAGTTAAATTACAACAAATTATATTTGAACAACAGAATAAAGAAATAGAAGCTATTACATCTAGATGGAAAGCAGATTCTATGTCTGATTCATGGCTAAGTAAAAACGTACGCCCACTAGTATTAGTGTGGTGTATAGTTATATTTTCAATGGCTGGAATTTTAGATAGTATAGAAACACTACCGTTTCATATAAATGAATTATGGAATGATACTTTCGAGAAAATAATGATGTCAGTTGTGTTAGCCTATTTTGGTGGACGTACAACAGAAAAAGCAAGTAATATATTTAAACAAAAATAAAACACAAAAATAATGGGAAATTATACAGCGAATCAAAGTGATTTCGCAACTAAAGCAATACCTTTTGTTGCTAGTACAGTAAAAGAAGATACCGCTTTAAATCTTAGCGGTAATACCAGCGCTAATTTAGCGGCTTCACAAACAGCTATATGTGTTCCTTCAAGTGGAACAGCATCAGCAAAATCTACAGATTATATATTTACATTAACTACTGACAGTAGTGTTCCTAATGCTTCTGTCAACCAAGTTAAAGCTACTTATGTAGGACCAAAAGCTTATAACAAAGCTTTAGTGGGTGAAACCTTTATATTTAATGCAGCGGCATTAGCTCCTTTAGGAGGTGATGGAGTTAACCCAATAGCTGGTGTAGTTACGGTTACTTTACAAGCAGCGCAGCTTGATTTTCCTATATCTACAAAATACTGGAACAATGAATGTGTTTCTATATACGTAGGAGGAACAGCAGGTAATATAGTAGGTGTATTAGCATCAGATGAATCTGAATCAACAGTAAAAGTAACAGCTGGTCAAGGAGCAATACCATTTGCTTATAAATCACTGAATAGTACCGGCACTACTGCAGGAGATGTAGTATTGCTACAATAAATAAATAATAACAATTAAATTAAATTAAATTATGGCAAAAGTAAAAAAACTAAATAAAGAAGAATTAGAAAAAGTTACAGAACTAACTAATAAAGCTAATCAAATAGCTATGCAATTAGGTTCTTTAGATGTTCAAAAAAGTTTATTAAGAGAACAGTTTAAAGAAAATAATGTTTTAATAGAGGAATCTAAAAAAGAATTAATGGAAAAATATGGTAATATTTCTATTGATTTAAAAGACGGAACTATTAGTGAAGCGGAAGAAGCTGTGGCTGAAGATGGAAAATAATATAAGAAAAATCAGTATTGGTTCTGATTATAAAAATGACGCTATGCATTATGCCGTAGGACAACAAGTATACGGTGGTCATATTATATCTCATATTATTTTAGAACCACAAGATAATTCTTATAATATTTATATAAAGAAAAACAACGAGGTATTGCCATGGAAAAAGTTTAACTCTAACATGGCTATATCCGTTGAATACGACTTAGAGTATTAATGAAAAGTTTATATGATTTTATCGTAGAACCTCTGGGTGAAACATATAATAATGAAATTCAAGTAGAAGATAAGAGTTTGATTTTAAATTCTAAAATTGAAAGCTTTAAGTTTGTTAACAGGCAAGCTATAGTTAAAACATGTCCATTAGCTTATTATACTCCTATAAACGTAGGAGATATTGTTATAGTTCATCAAAATGTTTTTAGAGTTTTTTATGATACTAAGGGTAAAAGAAAAAAAAGTAGATCATGGTTTAAAGATGATTTATATTTTTGTCAACCAGATCAAATATATTTATACAAACAAAATGATATTTGGAATACTTTTAATGATAGATGTTTTATAAAACCATTAAAGAACAATTCATTTCTAAGCAGTGAAAAAGAACAAAAGCTTATAGGTATATTAAAATATAGTAATAGTTCCTTAGAGGATAAGGGAATATACCCAGAAGACACGGTAGGTTATACTCCATATGGAGAGTGGGAGTTTATTATAGATGGTGAGCGTCTTTATTGTATGAAATCAAATGATATTGTAATTAAGTATGAAAACAAAAGAAACCAAGAAGAATATAATCCAAGCTGGGCAAGTAGCGGTGGAAGAGCTAATTAAAGTAGCTAAAGAACCAATTGTTGATTCAGATGATGATATATCAGCGGATAGATTAAAAAATGCTGCGGCTACAAAAAAACTAGCTATATTTGATGCTTTTGAAATACTTAATAGAATTGAAGAAGAAAAAAATATGTTAGAAGATAAGCCAAAAGAAGAAGTTAAAAAAGAAAAAACCTTTAGAGGTTTTGCAGAAGGTAGATCAAAATAATGTATCAGCAAAGTTTATATAAAATATTAAAAAACTATATTAAACCACATATTGTAAAGAAAAACAATAAAAAGAAAAAATGGGAGTATGGTTATAATAAAGAGCATGATGTTATAGTTATAAGTAAAACTGGAGAAATAGGTGATATTTATGAAATACAAGATTTAAAAATTGCTTTACCTAAGAAAAAAGATATACATGCTTTTGATGATAACAAATGGAATAAAACAGATTATCCTAAGATTCTATCTAAAATAAAAACTGTTTTTGATTGGAGACAATATCCTGAAGATTTTAAAGAAAAATGGTATGACTATATTGATAAAGAGTTTACACGTAGAGAAGAAGGTTTTTGGTTTTATAATAAAGATGTTGCTACTTATCTTACTGGCACTCATTATATGTACTTGCAGTGGAGTAAGATTGACGTTGGGGCACCAGACTTTAGAGAAGCCAATAGATTATTCTTCATATTCTGGGAAGCTTGCAAAGCAGATACAAGATGCTACGGAATGTGCTACCTCAAAAACCGTCGTTCTGGATTCTCTTTCATGGCGTCCGGAGAAGTTGTAAACTTAGCAACAATATCAAGTGATTCAAGATACGGTATATTATCAAAATCTGGACCTGATGCAAAAAAAATGTTTACTGATAAGGTTGTACCAATATCAGTTAATTATCCTTTCTTTTTTAAACCGATTCAAGATGGTATGGATCGACCTAAAACAGAATTAGCATATAGAGTGCCAGCCTCTAAATTTACTAGACGTAAATTAGATAACAACGAAACTCTTGAAGAATTAAAAGGTCTTGACACAACTATTGACTGGAAAAACACAGGTGATAATAGTTATGATGGTGAAAAATTAAAACTATTAGTACATGATGAATCAGGTAAATGGGAAAGACCTAATAATATTTTAAATAACTGGAGAGTTACAAAAACTACATTAAGATTAGGAAGCAGAATTATTGGTAAGTGTATGATGGGATCAACATCAAACGCTTTAGATAAAGGAGGTGATAACTTTAAAAAACTATACGATGACTCAAATGTTACGCAACGAAACGCCAACGGACAGACTCGTTCGGGACTCTATTCTTTGTTCATTCCTATGGAATGGAACTACGAAGGATACATTGATTCTTATGGATTACCTGTGTTCGACACACCTAGTCGACCGGTTATCGGACCCAAAGGAGACAAAATTGAGCTTGGGGTTATTAAGTACTGGGAAAACGAAGTTGAAGGATTAAAGCAAGATCAAAACGGGTTAAACGAATTTTATAGACAATTTCCGCGAACAACTCAACATGCTTTTAGAGATGAATCTAAAGCATCTTTATTTAATCTAGTAAGGATATATGAGCAAATAGATTTCAACGAAGATTGTCAAAGTTATAAAACAGTAACAAAAGGTTCTTTTCAATGGGAACACGGAGTTAAAGATACTAAGGTGATTTTTATGCCTAATGAAAACGGTAGATTTAATATATCATGGGTTCCACCGATTCATTTACAAAATAATGTAATAATGAAAAACGGTGTAAGATACCCAGGTAATGATCATACAGGATGTTTTGGTTGTGACCCATACGATATATCTGGTACTGTAGATTCAAGAGGTTCAAATGGTTCACTACACGGACTTACAAAATTTTCTATGGAAACCATACCACCAAATATGTTTTTTTTAGAATATATATCAAGACCACAAACAGCTGAAATATTTTTTGAAGATGTTTTAATGGCTTGTGTTTTTTACGGTATGCCAATACTTGCGGAGAATAATAAACCGAGATTGTTGTATCATTTTAAAAGAAGAGGTTATAGAGGTTTTAGTATGAATAGACCTGATAAACTCTTAATGAAACTTTCAGTAACAGAAAGAGAAATAGGTGGAATACCTAACTCGAGTGAAGATATAAAACAAGCGCATGCCGCTGCTATAGAATCATATATAGAAACCTACGTTGGTAATTTAGGTTTAAAATATGGTGACATGTATTTTCAAAAAACATTAGAAGATTGGGCTAAATTTGATATTAATAATAGAACAAAGCACGATGCTTCTATTAGTAGTGGTTTAGCAATAATGGGTTGTAATAGAAATATGTATAAACCCATATTTACTAGAACTTTAACACCAAAGCCTTTAGGTTTTAAAAAATATAGTAATAAAGGAACATTATCAAAAATAATAAAATAAATGATAACATATAATTACGCAGGCTCGTTTCCTAGTCAGGTAGTACCAGACGCGGAAAAGCAAACAATGGAATATGGTTATGCTGTTGGTAGAGCCATAGAAGGTGAATGGTTCTCTGGAGACAGAGGAGGTATGGGAAATAGATACCAAAATAGTTGGTTAAATTTCCATAGATTAAGATTATATGCTAGAGGAGAACAACCTGTGCAAAAATACAAAGATGAATTAGCTGTAAATGGTGATTTATCTTATTTAAATTTAGACTGGAAACCAGTTCCTATTATTCCTAAATTTGTAGATATAATAGTAAATGGAATGTCTCAGAGAGTTTTTGATATAAAAGCTTATGCACAAGATCCTGAATCTTTAAAACAAAGAACAAAATACGCTGACGCTATAATGCGTGATATGTATGCTAAAGAGTTGATACAAGCAACTAAAGAAGCTACAGGAATGGACTTTTTTAATTCAGCTGATCCAAATAATATACCTGAAACTCAAGAAGATTTAGATCTTCACATGCAATTAAGTTACAAACAATCTATAGAAATTGCTGAAGAAGAAGCTATTGATAGTGTTTTACAAGCTAATAAATATGAATTAGTAAAAAGAAGAATAACTGAAGATTTAACAGTTATTGGAATTGGAGCATCAAAAACTAGCTTTAATTTAGCTAATGGTATTGATATAGAATATGTAGATCCTGCTAATTTAGTTTATTCTTATACTGATGATCCAAACTTTGAAGATATATATTATGTTGGAGAAGTAAAATCTATGAGTTTAGTAGAGGTTAAAAAACAATTTCCATGGTTATCTGATCAAGAATTAGAAAAAATACAAAAATTTCCAGGTAATGCTAATTATACTAGGAATTTTTATGCTCAACAAGATTCTTATAATCAAGTTCAAGTATTGTATTTTGAATACAAAACATATAGTAATCAAGTATTTAAAATAAAACAAACAGAACAAGGTTTAGAAAAAGCATTAGAAAAACCTGATACTTTCAACCCACCTTCAAATGATAACTTTGAAAGAGTAGGGAGATCTATAGAGGTTTTATATACTGGAGCTAAAATATTAGGTCACGAAATGATGTTAGACTGGAGAATGTCTGAAAATATGACAAGACCTACATCTAACGTTAGTAAAGTAAACATGAATTACTGTATCTGTGCGCCTAAGCTTTATAAAGGCATGATAGAATCTACTGTTAGTCGTATTACTGGTTTTGCAGATATGATTCAGTTAACACATTTAAAACTTCAACAAGTATTGTCAAGAATGGTTCCAGATGGGGTATTTGTAGATGTTGATGGTTTAGCAGAGGTTGATCTTGGTAACGGTACAAATTATAATCCTGCAGAAGCATTAAACATGTATTTCCAGACAGGTAGCATAGTGGGTAGATCTATGACTCAAGAAGGAGATATAAATAGAGGAAAAGTTCCTATTCAAGAATTACAAACGTCAGCAGGTGGTCAAAAAATAGCAAGTTTAATTCAAACATATCAATACTATTTACAAATGATAAGAGATGTGACCGGGTTAAATGAAGCTACTGATGCTAGTACTCCAGATGTTAAAGCTTTAGTTGGACTACAAAAAATAGCAGCTGCTAATTCTAATACAGCACTAAGACATTTAATGAAGGCTAGTTTATATTTAACTTTGAGAGTTTGTGAAAATGTAGCTTTAAGAATAGCAGATGTTTTACAATTCCCATTAACTAGAGCTGCTTTAATTGATTCTATATCAGCTTACAATACTGGGACATTAGAAGAGTTACAAGATAAAAATTTACAAGATTTTGGTATATTTTTAGAATTAGAACCTGATGAAGAACAAAAAGCACAATTAGAACAAAATATACAAGTTGCTTTAGCTTCAGGTGGTATTGATTTAGATGATGCAATTGATATACGACAGGTTAAAAATTTAAAACTAGCTAATCAGTTATTAAAACAAAAGCGTAAAAAGAAATTAGAAAAAGATCAAGCAGCACAACAAGCTAATATTCAAGCTCAAGCAGCAGCAAACGCTCAAGCAGCTGAACAAGCAACATTGGCAGAAATGCAAAAACAACAAGCTTTAGCTGAAACAGAAGTTCAAATAGAACAAGCTAAATCTCAAATGGAAATTCAAAGAATGCAAACAGAAGCTACAATTAAAAAAGAATTAATGGCTGAAGAGTTTGGTTATAACATGCAGTTAGCTAGAATTAAAGCTGATGCAGAAGGTATGAAAGAAAAAGAAATTGAAAATAGAAAAGATAACAGAATTAAAATGCAAGGCACACAAGAATCTCAATTAATACAGCAAAGACAAAACAATGCTTTGCCTACTGATTTTGAATCTGCAGGTTTTGATTCGTTAGGTGGGTTTGGATTAGAACAGTTTGAACCTAGATAAATTATTTACTAATTATTTAATTATATTATATTATGTCAGAAGAAACAAAAACAAATGAACCAGTTAAACAAGAAGGTGACTTTAAGCTTAAAAAGAAAAGAGTACCTAAAAAATTAACGGTTCCACAAGAAACAGTTAAAATTGATCTAGAAGCAGTGAAAAAAACTGGAGAACCAATTAAGATTGATTTAACTAAAAAAGAAAATAAAGATGCCGTTCAAGAACAAAAAGCAGAGGAGAGCGTGTTACGCAAAGAAGGATCCGAAGTGGGATTGCAAGAAGTGGGACAAACACACGAAGGGACCACTGAAAATGTTATTGAAGAAATACCAATAACAGAAGAAGATAAGAAAAAAGAAATAGAGCAAAAGGTTGAAGAAACTAAACCAGTAGAACAACCTGTAAAGCAATTACCTGAAAATGTTGAAAAGCTAGTTTCATTTATGGAAGAAACTGGAGGAACGGTAGAAGATTATGTAAGATTAAACGCTGATTATAACACTATAGATAATGAAGCGTTATTACGAGAATATTATAAAAATACTCGTCCACATTTAACTTATGATGAAGTTAACTTTTTATTAGAAGATAACTTTAAAGTAGATGAAGAAGTAGACGAAGAACGTGAGGTTAAAAAGAAAAATCTCGCGTATAAAGAAGAGGTTGGAAAAGCTAAAAGCTATTTAAATGATTTGAAAAGCAAATACTATGATGAAATCAAGTTGAGATCTAATGTAAATGCAGAACAAGAAAAAGCTATAAATTTTTTCAACCGATACAACGAAGATCAGAAAACACTATCTCAACAGAGAGAGGTTTTTCAAAAAGTAACTAAAGATACTTTTACTGATGAATTCAAAGGTTTTGATTTTAAAGTAGGTGATAAAAAATTTAGGTACGGAGTAAGAAATCCTAACGAAATAGTGGAAAAACAAATAGATATTTCTCCTTTTGTCGAGACGTTCTTAGATGATAAGGGAATGCTAGTTGATCCACAGGGATACCACAAAGCCATGTATGCGGCTAGAAATTCTGATACTATTGCAAAACATTTTTACGAGCAAGGAAAGGCGGATGCTACTAAAGATTTAGTTGCTAAAACTAAAAATTTAAGTACTGAACCTAGAAAAGAAAGCTCAGGAGATGTTTTTGTTGGTGGTATTAAAGTTAAAGCAATAAGTGGCTCTGATGCTTCAAAACTGAAAATTAAAACAAGAAAATTTAACAATTAAAACAATTAAAAATGAGTTTAGCTCCACAATTTGGGAAAATTGTCCCATCACAAAAACAAGAGTTACTTAACAGTAACTATTTACAGTGGAATGATAAGGCTGGAGATAATTTTGCGGATTTTGCGCAACAATATCTTCCTGAAATCTACGAACAAGAGGTTGAGCGTTATGGAAACAGAACGTTATCAGGATTCTTGAGAATGGTAGGTGCAGAAATGCCTATGACTTCCGATCAGGTTATTTGGTCTGAGCAAAACAGGTTACACATTGCATATGATGGTATTGCTATCGGAAATGGTGCAGGTGTAAACACTGTTACAATTACTGTAACTGCTACAGTAAAAAACGTAGTATCTCCTAAGAGTACTATCGTTATTATGGATGCAGCTGGTAAAGAAATTAAAGCTTATGTATCTGCTAGTAATACTGCTACAGGTGTATTAAACGTTCTTCCTTACACAGCGGCTGATTTACAAGGATTTGCTGCAACTGGTAAGATCTTTGTTTACGGTTCTGACGTACAAAAAGGTCAGTCTGTAAGCAATGCTTCAGACACAGCAGGTGCTGTAACTGGCGATCAATACATTAGTGTTGACCCTGCTTTCCAACAGTATAACAATTCACCAATCATTATCAGAAGCAAATATGTTGTGTCTGGTTCTGATACAGCTCAAATTGGCTGGGTTGAAGTTGCTACTGAAGACGGAACATCTGGATATTTATGGTACTTAAAAGCTGAGTCTGAAACAAGACTTAGATTTGAAGACTACCTAGAAATGTCTATGGTTGAAGGTGAATTAAGTGCTAACGGTGGTGCTGCTATTAAAGCGCTTACTAAAGGTACACAAGGTTTATTTGCTGCTATTGAAGATAGAGGTAATGTAAACACTGGCTTCACTGCTTCAGCAGGTATCGATTCATTTGATGCTATTCTTAAGAACTTAGATACACAAGGTGCAATTGAAGAAAACATGCTTTTCTTACAAAGACAAACAGCTCTTGACTTTGATGATATGCTAGCGCAAATCTCAGGTGGATATGCTGGTGGTACTGCATTTGGTTTATTTGAAAATTCTGAAGAAATGGCTTTAAATTTAGGTTTTTCTGGATTTAGAAGAGGTTCTTATGACTTCTACAAAACTGACTGGAAATACTTAAATGATGCTTCTACAAGAGGTGCTATGACAGGTGTAAGTTCAATTGAAGGTGTATTAGTACCTGCAGGAACTTCAACTGTTTATGACCAAATTCTTGGAACAAATATCAGAAGACCTTTCTTACATGTAAGATATAGAGCTTCTCAAGCTGATGATAGAAGAATGAAATCATGGTTAACAGGTTCTGTTGGCGGTGCTTACACTTCTACTCTTGATGCTATGGAAGTTAACTTCTTATCAGAAAGATGTCTAGTAACTCAAGCAGCTAACAACTTTGTATTATTCAAAGGTGTGTAGTTGATTTATAAAGGTTAGGGCGCTTCGGCGCCCATATACCTTTTAATTATTTAATTATATTATATTATGTCAAAAAAAGAAACAGCAGAAAAAATTGTAGAGGTTGCACCTCCAAAAAAACCAACTAAACCAAGTTGGGAAATAAAAGATAGAAGGTATTATCTTCAGGATAATAAATCGCCTTTAACATTTACAATACCATCAAAACATACCAGTAAACACTCTTTGTTATATTTTGATGAAAAAAAAGGTAGTCAAAGAGAATTAAGATACGCTACAAATCAAGATTCTCCTTTTGTTGATGAACAAAAAGGTGAGGCTACATTAGGTCATATTGTTTTTAAAGAAGGTGTATTGATGGTTCCTAAAGAAAAGCAAAACTTACAAAAGTTGTTATCACTATATCATCCAGCTAGAAAACATACTTATTCAGAATTTGATGCTGTAGAAGAAGCAACAGACGAATTAGCATTACTTGATTTACAAGTAACAGCTTTGAATATGGCTAGAGAAATAGATATAAATATAGCTGAAGCAATACTTCGTGTTGAAATAGGGTCAAAAGTAAACTCAATGTCTTCTAAAGAATTAAGAAGAGATTTACTTATATTCGCTAGATCAAAACCTGTTTTGTTTATAGATTTAGTACAAGATGAAAATGTTCAATTAAGAAATGTAGCTATTAGAGCAACTGAAGTTGGTATTATAAAATTATCTCAAGATCAAAGATCTTTTTCATGGGCTTCTAATAATAGAAAACTTATGAATGTTCCTTTTGATGAAAACCCGTACTCAGCAATGGCTGCGTTTTTCAAAACAGATGAAGGTGTAGAAATTTACAAATCTATAGATAAAAAACTATAAATACCTGTAATTATAATAATATAGTCAGGGTCTTTGGGCCCTGCACTATAATTTTAAAAAAAAATTAAATGGCTATAAACGTAGATAAAGTTTACAAAACAGTCTTACTAATAATAAATAAAGAACAAAGAGGTTATTTAACTCCTGACGAGTTTAATAAAATTGCTACTCAAGTTCAATTAGAAATATTTGAAAGTTATTTTGAAACATTAAATCAACAAATGCGCGTACCACAAAATGAAAGTGAGTACGGTAACAGATATAAAACGGTTCAAGAAAAACTTGATATATTCAAAGTGTTAGGCAATGCTTCTTATGTTGTCGCAACACCTAATTATTTTACCCACCCAAATTCTTCAGGAGTGGCTAGCGGATCACAAACTTTCCCAACAGTTAATACACAAACCGCTTATACACTAACAACAATAACACAAGCTCAAGTAGAAGATAGTAATGTAGTAGTTACCTTGAATGGTGTTGCTTATACTAATTACAATATAACTGGCGGTGTATTTAATTTAACAGCTGGTTCTATTGCTGCAGGTTCTACTTTATTAATTACGTTGTATCCACAAGATTTTTATAAACTTGGAACTGTATTTTACAAAGATAATAAAGAAGTTCAATGTGTTCAAAGAAATGAATTAGCTCAAATGAACATGTCTACTATTACTAAACCTTCTGAATATTTTCCAGTATATGTTTATGATAATAATTATATAATAATATATCCACAAACAATAACGTCTGACGTTTCAGTAAGCTATATAAGAAAACCTGCAGATGTAACGTGGAATTTTACATCTACTACAGGTTATTACGTTTGGAATCCTACAACTTCAGTAGACTTTGAACTAGATGTATCTGAACAAACTACAGTTATTTTAGAAATATTAAAATATGCTGGTATCACAATTAAAGATCCAATGATAGTTCAAGCAGCTTCACAAGAATTAGCTGCTAATGAAATAAATGAAAAACAATAATAAGTTATGGCAAGTATAATAAAACCACCTAACAATGGTATGATAAGCGAAACAGCACAACAATACTATTCAGGATCTCAAAACTTTAAAGGTGACGCCGGTAACACCGCTGCACAAAAACTAGAAACAACCTTTGATACTGATTTGTATTTAGGTAATTATGATCCTACTACAACTGATTATGCTTTAAATAATTTTAAAATATACACTAGTGTATTAGGAACCCCAGGAACTTGGACAGAATACACAGCAGCTTACACGCTAGCTAATAATGTTATTACTATAACTGGAAATCCAGGTGCTAATGTTTTTATTGTTGTTCAATTAAAAAGTTTATCCGGCGGTAAATATGGTAACACTCAAGCAGATAAAGCTTATGGTCAAGCTGTAGAGGACAACTACGGTAGTTATCAATACATAAAACTAAATGATGTTGTAAACAACTTCTTAGTTGGATATGTAGGAAAAGATAAATTAATCCCAGATGTTAAAAGAACAGATGTAATTTTCCATGCTAAACGAGCAATGCAAGAGTTTAGTTATGATACACTAAAAAGTATAAAATCTGCAGAGCTAACAATTCCTTCTAATTTAACATTAATATTACCTCAAGACTATGTAAATTATGTTAGATGTTCATGGATAGATGATTTAGGCGTTAAACATATTATATACCCTACTAACAATATAACTATTAGTCCATATTATACGCAATTGCAAGATGATCAAGGAGTACCTACTCAAGATAATTTCGGTAATGATACAGAAGGTACATCACTTACACAAGAAAGATGGCACGACGCAAACACAACTTTAATAAATAATAATTTAACTGATGCTGAGATAACAAATGGTATTGACCCAGATTTTTATGGGTATGGATATGGTTGGGGTCTTGGAACCGGATATGGTTGGGGTCAAAGATATGGTTTAGAGCCTTCGGCTTCTCAAATGAATGGTTGGTTTAATATAAATGAAAGAGAAAATAAATTATCTTTTTCTAGTAATTTAGCAGGAAATTTAATGGTTTTTGAATATGTTTCAGATGGATTAGCTTATGATTTAGATAGTAAAGTTCCTAAACTTGCTGAAGACGCTATGTATTCTTATATAATATACTCTATTATAGCTAGTAGAATTAATCAACCTGAATATGTTGTTTTAAGACTTAAAAAAGAAAAAGCAGCTAAATTAAGAAATGCTAAAATTAGATTATCTAATATCAAACTAGATGAGATAGTACAAGTTATGCGCAACAAATCTAAGTGGATTAAAAATTAAATATGGCAGAAAATAAAAATAGCTTTATCAAGTCTAAGATGAATAAAGACTTAGACGATAGACTAGTACCAAATAATGAATACAGAGACGCTCAAAACATAGCGGTTTCTAGATCTGAAGACCAAGATGTTGGTGCGTTAGAAGCTGTTTTAGGTAATGAAAAAGTTATAGATACCTCAGACGGTACTCAATGTATTGGAAAATATGTTGACGAGGCTAGTGGGTATATATATTATTTTATGACAGATAATACTGAATCTGCTACTCTTTTACCTAATTCTACTAAAAAATGTAAAATATTAAGATGGCAACCAAGTTCAAACACTTCTACGCCTCAAACTTTGGTATCAGGTGTTTTCTTAAACTTTTCAACAACTAGTAGAGTTACTGGTGTTAACTTATTAGAAAACTTATTATTTTGGACTGATAATAGAAATCAACCTAGAGTTATAAATGTCGTAACAGCATCTTTAAATAATTCTTATTACAATAGTGAAACCAGTATAACAGTGTGTAAGTTTGCACCTTATTTAGCCCCTGATTTAATAGATCTTAGAAGTACTAGTGATTTAAAACCTAGCACAATGTCTGATGCTGAAAATTTACCTGTTATAACTATAGGTACATATACATGGGCTACAAACAACTTAGATGTAAATAGATATAGAAATGGTGATTTAATACCACAAGCTGAATCTTATACTGATTGGATTGCTTATGATACCGCAGGCACAGGTTGTTGGTGTTATTATGAAAATCAATTAAGCAACGGTGTTGTTTATCAAAAGCTATATAATAGACACGCTGTAACAGATGCTAGGAATTTAGCGCCCTATGGTTATACATTAGCTACAGAAGCTATGTGGAGTAATCTTAAAACAGAAACAGCAACAGGAACTCCGGCTAATATAAAATCCACAGATTTATGGACAAGTACATCTAGTGCTTCTAATAATACTAGAGGTTTTGATGGAACTCCTTCAGGTCAAAGAAAAGCTACTGCTGTTAACGATGATTTTGCTAATTTGACAACTGAGGCTAGATACTGGGTATCTGACGCTAACAAGTATTTCTTAATCGAGGACAATGCCAACGCGCCTACTATTGTTTCTAATTCAACCTCAACAAAAGAAGGTTATGCTGTAAGAGTAACACAAAACACTGGATTTAAAGGATGGCAAGGTGACCCTGAATTTATAAAAGATAAGTTTGTTAGATTTAGTTATAGATTTAAATTTGCAGATGGAGAGTATTCAATCATTGCTCCTTTTACACAAGAATGTTTTATACCACAACAAGAAGGTTTGTTTTTAAACAACGATGAAGATGATGCGATGAGATCAACTATTATTAAATTTATGCAAAATAGTATTAATAATATTGTTTTAAATATACAATTACCTTCATTAGATATTGTAAATGATATCAAGTTAGTGATATAGATATTATATATAAAGAG